AGATAATGAGATTTCAAATTATATACTTGGATATTGGTTAGCTGATGGGTGTATTATGAAAAAGAAATCTGGAGGTAGTTATTTTAGTATTGTATCAAAAGATATTGAACAATTAGAAAAAATAAAAGCTTTTATGCAAATAAAGACTAAATTATATAAAAATTCTGGAGCTTATGAAATAAGAGTAGCTAATAAAGAATTAATAAGTAGTTTAGAATATTTAGGAGCAACAGAAAGAAAGACTCATTCAATAGAAATTAATGATATTAAATATAATCCTAATTATTTTTATGATTTTTTGAGAGGTTATTTTGATGGTGATGGCTGTATAACAATACAAAACAAAAGATATTTTGCTGGAGCTAAATTTACAGGAAGTAAAACTATTATACAAAGTCTACATAATATTCTAATAAAAGAGTATAATTGTAGAGTATATAAAGATGATAGAATTGATAAAGACAATTGCTATTATTTAGAATTAAATGGTAAAAATGCTAAATCATTACTAAGAAATATGTATAATAATTCTCCTAAAATATTTTTAGAAAGAAAATATCAAAGATATTTAAAATTTGTTACAAAATGAAAGAAGAAGTTAAAATGGGAGGAGGCTGGCATATATGTAGTGAATGTGGAGAAAAAGTATTTGGTAGTAAGATGCATAAATGTAATATAGACCATTTTGCAAGTGTAAGAAAATCTATTACAAAATCTACAGAAAATAGTGGATATACAGTATTTATACCAGAAAATGCTAAAAAGTCTACCAAACAAGAAGAATCCTGGACAGATATTATAGAATCTTGGGCTAAAACTAATTATGGAGTAGATGAAAAACAATTAGAATTTTGGGAATGGTTGAGAACCTATTATAATCCTCCTTTAAAAACAATTTTATTAAAATGATTAAATACAACAAAAATACTAAATCTATTGCTAGTTACAATGGTTGGTTATCTTGGTGTAATTCAATTAATTTACAAAGAAAATATTTATGAAAAATAACAAAGAAGAATTAAAAAAACAAGCAGAAAGATTACAGAAAAATCTAGATACTTTAAAAGTATTAATAGATAAAGAAGATTCATTGGATTTATTTTCTATTACTACATACGGAGAGGTGTGTAAAGCACTAAAAGAAAAATCTTATTCATTAAAAGATTTTGAATGGGCTGATGAAGAGGATGCTGAAAAATTATTAGCTTTTGCTCAATTAAAACAAATTGAAAGATTATATAATGAAAATTGGATAAAAGATTGGTCAAATAAAAATCAATATAAATACTATCCTTACTTTACATTAAATGGTTCTGGTGGGTTGGTGTTCTACTTTTCTAGCAGCTACCACTACACTTGTAGTGGTCAGGTTGGGTTTTTCAAAGATCAAAAAACATCAGATTATGTTGGTAAGACTTTCATAAGTATTTATGAAAAATTGAAATAAATTAAACAGGTTAAATATTAATAACTTACTTTCTAGTGAGTTAGTGTTCAACAATTCTAACAACTACAACAACAATTGTAATAGTCAAGTTGAGTTAATACTTAAATTAATAACGATAATATTAACCTTAGCACTAGCTAAAACATAAATTAATCTTAAAGCCCCTTAGTAACCTTTTGTGAAAAGGGGCTATTTTAAGTAAAAATTAAATGACAGATAAAGAATTAACAAATTGGCTTAATAGAAAGCAAGATTGGATTTTATATAAGTCAATATATTTCACACAAGACAGAGATTTAGGTAAAGAGCTTAGATCACAGGTTTTAGAGAAAATATGGTTATATAAAGATTCATATACAAGAGATAGTTCTGATAAAAGTATTGAAAGTTGGGTATTCTTTATTATAAAGTATGCTTATTTTCATATGACATTAGAACTAAGTAAATTAAATTTAAAGAAATTAGATAGTTATGAATACCTGAATAGTAAACCATCAGAAAACACAGTTTTAAAGACATTACAAGCAGAAACAGAGATAAATAGTATAACACATAAGGTGACTAAGAATCTCTCTAAATTACACTCTAAAGTGCTTGTAATGTCATCTGATGGTTATGAACAAACAGAAATAGCTGATAAATTAAATTTAAGTAAAAGTTATGTAAATAATTTACAAACACAAAATAATGCTTTTATGAGAGGAAATAAAATTAAAGATAGATTATCCAAGAGAAAAGAGAAAGTTCCTATTGAAGGTTATAGAATTGATGAAGAAGGTAATATTCTTGAAGAAAGAACATTTACAACACCTCAAGATATAGTTACTAAACTTAATTTAAAGAAAAGTAATGTCTATCGTGCTTTAGAAGATGAAGATTGGACAGCGGGAGGATGGCATTTTAAAAGAAAGGAACTATGAACTTAGATAAAGATCAAGAAAGATGGATATTTTCAGATTATCAATATGAAACTAAAGTAATAGGAAAAGTAAAGTTATTAGAATTTATTAGAGAAGGTCTTACATTTATTCTTGAGGATATGCCTAAAGAAACACAAGTAGTGTTTGGCACTCAATATTGGAAATGTGAAATACTTTCTGATGGAGGCTATTATCCAAAAGGATATATTAAAACTTTTCCTATTAAGTATATTAACAATATTGGTCCTATTACATCAAAGCAACAATTTGATGAAGATGATGATATTACAGAAGAACAGTATTTAGAAAATCAATTAATAATAGATAAATTTATTGAAGTGGATGGAGAACAATGCTATTAAAATTAATTATGATATAAATTATTATAAAGGAGAAGGTAATTGGCATTCTAAATTTAGTTTGCAAATAAATGATAAAGTTACTTTAACTTTTGGAGGATTAAGTACAGGTTGTGGAATTGCTCAAGTTTATGGAGTAAGTATGTTATCAAGTCTTAATGATAAAGAATTAGAAACTTTAAAACATTTTCTAGATAATTTAGAAAACATTAAATATGATGTTGGATTAATTATTTGTACATTAGGTGAAAGATATTATAGTATTGAGCCATATTTAAGAAAACTTGGTTTTATAGAACTTTCTGAATACATGAATTGGAGACATACTTGCCCACAAGAAAAACAAAAATTATATGGTTTGAAAACTAAATATGAAGGACAAGAAAATATATGAAAATAGAAGAAATAGAAAAAGAATTAGATAAGCTAAAACCTTTAAAGTTTAATAATAAAAAAGAAATACCTAAAACATATCAAGAATGTATTGATAGAGTAATTAAAGGAGAAGCAACATTTATGAATTCTGATATTTATCCACAATGTCATTCTAGCAAAATGAGAGGAATAGCTGATATTTATAGAACATGTAAATATTATTTTCCTAATATTAAATTGAAAGATATTGTTCAACATGCTAGAAACAAGCCACATCAATTCTGTTGTACAACCAATCAAACAGTATTTAGTGGTGCTAATGGATATTCAGATAAAACAGGTATTCTTATTAGAACTGGACACAGTAGTAAAGCTCCAGTAAAATACATTGAAAATTAATTAATAATATGAATTGATAGATAAAGGAATATGGGTAGTAGATTTGGAAACTCTTCGCTCAGTATTCACATACACAGGAATTAATGTAGATACAGGTGAAATAGTACAATTTGTCTTACACAAAGATAAGTTTGAATTATTAGAGTTAATAAAACATCTTAACGAATGTAAAGGGCATGTAACATTTAATGGTGTAAATTTTGATTATCCTATCATCCATAAATTACTTATTAATTGGAAACAATGGTTAGCTAAATATAGAAATAATCAAGAATTAATAATAACTGAATTATATCAAGAAGCTCAAAGAATAATAGAAGAACAAAACAAACCTGAATTTAATAGTGTAGTAGCTATTAAATCTAAAGATGTATTAATATCTCAATTAGATTTATTTAAACTATGGCATTATAACAACAAGGCACGTTCTACATCTTTGAAGAGTTTAGAAATATCCATGAATTATCCTAATGTGATGGAAATGCCTATTGACCATACAAGAGATGATATTACATTAGAAGAAATACCAAGTATTCTTAAATATAACTTAAATGATGTTTTAGCTACATTTGAATTTTATAAGAAATCTAAAGAACTAGGAAAAATTGACCTTAGAAATACAATTAAAGCTAAATTTGGATTACCTTGTTTAAATTGGAATAATGGTAAAATAGGTGAACAATTAATCTTAAAATTATATTGTGAAAAAACAGGTTTAGACCCTTGGGAAGTTAAAAAGATGAGAACTTATAGAAATGAGATACATTTAAAAGATTGTGTTCCAAGTTCAATCAAGTTTAAATCTAAAGAATTTAATAAACTACTTGATTTCTTTAATAATAAAAAGATTAGAGAAACTAAAGGTTCAGTTGAATTTAGTGTAATTTATAAAGAACATAAGTATGATTTTGGCACTGGTGGAGAACATGGTATTCATAAATCTGGAATTTATGAATCTAATGAAGATTATATAATTAAGTCCGCAGATGTAGCATCACTCCACCCAAACTTACCTTTAGTATTTAATTTCTATCCTGAACATTTAGGACCAGTTTTTTTAGAAGTATATGGTGATAATATTGTCAAAGTAAGATTAGCTGAAAAAGCTAAGCCTAAAAAAGAACAAGATAAAGCCATTGTAGATGGGTATAAGGAAGCGGCTAATATTCCTTATGGTAAGTCTAATGAAGTAAATAGTTTCTTATACGACCCTTTGTATACCATGAAAACTACTATTGCTTCACAGCTAGTATTATCTATGTTGTGTGAAAGGTTATCTGATATTCCTGATTCTCAAATGTTAATGTCTAATACTGATGGTTGTGAAATTATTATTCCTAGAAAGTATGAATATTTATATAAAGATATTTGTAAACAATGGGAATCTGAAACTAAACTAGTGTTAGAATTTGCAGATTATCAAAAAATGTGGATTCGTGATATAAATAATTACGGATGTATAACTACAGATGGTAAAATTAAGAATAAAGGGGCATTAGAAGTTGATAAAGTAATTGGAGGAGAACCTGCATATCATAAAGATAATAGCTTTAGAGTAGTTCCATTGGCTTTACAAGAATATTTTACTAAAGGAATTCCTATTGAAACTACTATTAAGAATCATAGAAATATCTATGACTTTTGTGGTAGAATTAAGTTTACCAGAGATAGTTACGGACAGATACATTATTTAAAAGATGATGAACAAATATCTGAAAAACAACAGAAAAATGTTAGATATTATATATCTAACAAAGGGGCTACTTTTTATAAGTACTACAATAAAGGTACAAATGAGGTAATTAACAAAGGTTATCAAGTAACAATATTTAATGATTTTGTAGATAAGAAATGGGAAGAGTATAATATTAATTATAGCTTTTTCATCAAAGAAGCTATGAAGATTATTAATGAAATAGAAGACAAACAACTTTCCTTATTTAATTGAAAATAAAATGAAAAAAATTGAAGATAAATCTTTTGTTAAATCAAAAGAAATTAAACCTGAAATAAAAGATCCTCCTAAAGCAATATCTATTGATAAAGTAATAGAGAAAGCTAAAGCAAAAGAACCTTCTTTTGACATTATTGGTGATAGTACAATAAAAAGGGAACATCCTAAATTAGCTGAACATTATGCTGAATTAAACACAGCTAGTAATAATTTATTTACATTAGGTCATAGAAGTCATGATATGAAAATGAAATATACTAATGAAATAGAAAGAATTAGAGCTAAAATTAGAGAGTATGAGAAGAATGAAGGTATTTCAAGAGAAGACCATATAAGATGGAATAATGGATAAAATAAAATTCACAGAAGAACAATTAGAACAATTAACTTGGGAAGGTAGTATTTGGGATAAAAATGAAAAGGAATTATTTAAAGTGGTAGAAAGTAATTTACATGATTATGATCTTGAAAAATCTTATATTACAAATAGAGTAGTTATTCTAGATATTGAAAACAATAAATTTTATATAGGAAATCTTATGAAAAATTATTATCATAAGAACAATAATGTAAAATGGAAAGAAGTATTTCCTTATCAAGAAACTATAACTACATATAAATAATGGATGATTACACACAATTAGAAAGACAATTTATTGAAAAGAATTTAATCAATGAATTAAATGATATTAAAAGTATTTCTAGAAGATATTCTAGACAAATACAAAATTACAGCAGACCAAGTAGTAATAATAGAGGCGGTGTTTCAGAAAGACGAAGTATTCCTAGAGAAACTTATGTCTTTAGAAAAGCAGAGAAAGTTATTATTACAAAATCTGGTAAGAAGAGGTTATATAGCACTATTTGATGAAGAATTAGGTTATGATTTATATCATAATTTATATACAACAGATAAAGCTGAAGATGTTATACTTACATTAAAAGATAAGTTTGAAGAATTTAAGAAAGTGGAGATAAAGTTTGAAAAAACAGATTTTGAAACACATTTTCAAGAATTTTGGGATATATTTCCCACTTCAGACAAGATAATGCATTTTCCTAGAACAAGGGTGCTACGCACAGAACAGGAAAAATGTAAAAAAATGTATAAGAAATTATTAGAAGAATATACACATGAAGATATTATGAAAGCTCTTAATTATGAAATTAATATGAGAACTAATAATTCAACAGGTAAAGCTTTTAGTGATTTTAAATACATGAAGGCTAGTTCAACGTGGTTAAATAACAAGGAATTTCTATCAATTTTAGAGATGATGAAGGAGGATGGTGTTGAAAAGATAGATAGTTTCTCAAGAGATGTTTGATAGAGTTTATAATAAGATTCTTGAAAATAAACAACTTAAAGAATCTGGTAAACAATTAAGTATTACTCCACCATTTCCTAGATTAGCTGAAAGGTTTCCAGGATTTGAAAAAGGTAAACTTATAGAAATATCAGCAGCAAGTGGAATTGGAAAAACCAAATTTACTAAATTCTTTTGTATAACAAGTGTATACAATTTTATAAAACTAAATCCTGGCTATAAAGTAAAATTATGGTATTTTGCTCTTGAAGAACAAGAGGAAGAATTTTGGTTAAGTTTTATTAGTGTAATGTTATATGAGAAATTCAATATTTCTCTATCAACAGCAGAATTAAAATCTCTTGGTAATTTTACACTAAACGAATATGTTTTAAATAAAATTAAAGAATGTGAAGATTTTGTAAATGAATTAGCTGAATTTGTTGAAGTAATTGACTATACACATAATCCATTTGGGATTTATAGACATGTAAGAGATTATTTTGAAAAAGGAGGTGTAGGTGAATATGAGTATGAAACTATTAATGGAGATACTAAAATAATTACAGGTTATAAACATAAAGATGACACACATTATTTTGTTATAACTGACCACTTATCATTATTAACTCCTGAAAATGGAACTACAGAACATCAAACTATAGGTCATTATTCTAAAGATTATTGTTTGAAAGGATTTTGTAAAAGATTTAATTGCACAGTAATAAATATTCATCAACAAGCAGCTGAAACAGAGAGAATGGAATTCTTTAAGGGTGAAACTATTGAACAAAAGTTAGAACCTTCATTAAATGGTCTTGCAAATAATAAAGAAACTGCAAGAGATTGTGATTTAGTATTAGGGTTATTCTCTCCAGCAAGATATAAAATTGCTCACTATAGAGGATATGATATTACTAAGTTACAAAATAAATATATGTGTTTAATATTTCTCAAAGACAGACATTATGGGCTTGGAAATAGTTATATACCTATGTATTTTAATGGAGCAAGTAACTTTTTTAGTGAATTAGAAACAGCAGAAGAATTTAAACAGAATCCTAAATTATATGAAAAGTATAAGTAAAATTGAAAAATAAATAAATGAAGAAAAATTGTCAGCAGTAGGGATAGTAGGAAAAAGTGGAACAGGTAAATCTACCTCATTAGGTAAGATACCAGAATTAGGTATTCAAGGATTAGATCCTAAAACAACAGTAGTAATTAATGTGAGCGGTAAAGATTTACCATTTAGAGGATGGATGAAAATCTATTCAGGAAGTGTTAGTCAAGGAGGAAATTATATTGAAACAAGTGATGCAGAAGTAATATCAAAAGCAATAAAATATATTTCAGATTCAAGACCTGAAATTAAAGATATTGTAGTAGATGATGGTCAATTCATTATGTCATTTGAATTTATGCGTAGAGCTAAAGAGAATGGTTATGGTAAATTTGCTGATATTGGTGTTAATATGGCGAAAGTTTTAGAAGCTGCTCGTAATACACGTAAAGATTTAAAAGTTTATTTTCTATGGCATCCAGAAGAAGATAAAGATACAGGATATAAAATGCTTACTGTTGGTAAGATGGTAAATGATTATTTGACACTTGAGGGTCTATTTAGTGTAATTCTTTACACTAATGTATCTAAAGGTGCAGATAATAAGATTCAATACCAATTTGTAACAAACAATGATGGAAAATACCCTGCTAAAAGTCCAGTAGGAATGTTTACAGAAACATATATTCCAAATGATTTAGGACTTGTTTCACAACTTATAGATAATTATAACAAAGGTTAAAAACTATGAATTTAGAAAAAGAACAGATTGAAAAAAGAGATGCTTACTATATTAGATTAAAAGGTAGACATGGTGTAATTACTAATCCTTATTATACTAAACTTGCAAAAGATACTAGATTTCAAATACAAATGTATATGGAGAATGAAGGTGTTTTTAAAGTAATAGATTTTAATACAGGAGCTTATGCTTATTGTTTAGCAGATGAATTCCAAATAATAGATAAGGAATTTTCTGACTTTAAGATTGTTAAGAAAGGTGTTCGTGTTGAAAGAAAAGATAAATTTGGAGATAGATTCATGATTGAACTTCAGAATAATAAAAGAGATATTTATCTTTCATCAGCAGCTGTATCTTTATTAAACTTAAATGCACCAGAAAATTATGTAGGTTTTGCAACAGACCCTGATACAGGTAGAATGTATGTTTTTAGTGCAGATAATGTATCTGGTTATTTATTGAATAAAGATAATAATAGAATTACATCAACAGCGGATTGGAGGGAAATGTTCAAATTGTATGAAACAATGAACTTTGAGATAACACCACAACCAATTATTGATAATAATAATCCTGGATTTATCTTCTATACAGTAAAAGCTAATTATGAATATTTTGGTAAAGAACAACCAACATTCAATAATCATAAGAACACAAAGCAAAAAGTAAAAGATAATGTTCCAGGAAGAGGACTACTTGATAAAGTTACATATGATACTGGAGAAATACCTATAACATGGGCTCCTAAGTTTGTAGATAATGGTCTGACATATAATGATGAACCAGAGTATCAAAGGACAGAGCCTCAAGTAAAAACTACTGGTGGATTTTATAAAAGTGAAGATCAAATAATTCGAGAAAAACTCAATCAAATATTACATTCAAAAAAAGAAAAATTAAAACAAATTTAAATATGTTTAATACAGAAAAAATAGATACAACAAAAAAACAATATCCAACAAATAAATATTTATCACCAGGACATTATGAAGTAAAAGTTAATTCAATTATCCCTTATAAGGCTAATTCAGGTAGTTATCAACTACGTTTTGAATTAGAAACACCACCAGTTACTACTGAAGGATTTGTTCCAGCAGAAGGTCATACAGGACAAGTAGGTACAGTTAGAACTGTATATATTAGTAATCCTGAGATGGAACAACAGGTAGGTACATTAATTGCTAGTTTAGCAGATGTAACAGGTACTCGTGACCAAGTAGATAGCATTAAAACTGAAACCTATGAAGAATATGCCACAGCTTTACAAAATATTGTAAAGGATAAGTATTTCATGGTAAGTATTGGTGGTAAGAAGTATGTTAATAATACAACAGGTAAGGTAGGTACAGAATTACAATTCTCTCGTTATAAGACATTTGCAACTAAGCAAGATGTTCTTGATAATGGTGTTGAAAAGGCTTTAGGTAAAATCTATATCAAAGAATTACCTACAGATACAATTAAGAAAGAAGAAGTATTGTTCTAAGGTTATTTTATAAGGTGCTTAATGCGTTAGGACTACCTGACGTATCAGAATTAAGCTAAGTGTGAGTTAAATTTTAAACGAGGATAAAGCAATTGGCTTAGTCATTTTATTTAGAAATAAATAAGTTTACAAAAATTAAGCTCCCGCCAGAAGTGGTAAAACATAATGACTTAAAAAATTTAATGTAATATCGTCAAGCCTTATAATTAATACAGGGTAGGTGTAAAAGCCTACCCTTTTTTATTTTAAATAAATGTATGATTTCAACAAAAGGAATAAATAGTCTAGCATTAAACACTGAAAACATACTAAAATTCCTGAATGAAGAACAAATATTCAGAAAATATATTTCTTATAATTTTGAAATAAATGAAATATTCAATGCTGAATATAGAGATGACAAAAAACCATCATTTGGTGTATATTGGAATTCTCATAAGAATAGGTTAATGTTTAATGATTTAGGTAAGAAAGAAGGAGGAGATT